TTTTGGTGCTTCGCTTCGCTGAAGCTACTGTTTGCACCGGAGCAGATCGTGTATTTTCTCCTGTATCGCTATTATTAGCAAATTTATGCGGAAACTCAAGTCTTATTCTTTTATCAATTTCAGCATAGTATTCGTCACTTGATGGATCATAGCCTTCTTGTTCTGTCAGCTTTTTATGTAGATCAAACGCCGTATAAGTCATAGCATTATCCTGACCAAACCATGTGTTTTTATCACTCCATGCTTCGGCTTTAGGATCTGGTCTAACTGGCGCCTGGCTCATCGGAGCTACAGGTTCAGAAGGTTTCTTTTCCGTTTGTTGTTTTTCAAAAGCTTCTTGAGCTGTTTTTGCTTCTTCAAGTTGAGCTTTTTTATATCCAAATTCTGATATTTGGGCCAAAGCATCTGATTCTGCTTTTATATCGTTTGCTTCTCTTGCTGTCATTAATCTAGCTTGCGCGGCTTCCATACCATTTTTAATACCGTCCTCTGTTACGGAAAGATAATCTGGTTGTAACTTAGAAAGTTTTGCATCACTAGATTTTTTATCTTTTAAAATTCTAGCTGCATAAGAAACTGCTTCATCTTTTTGACGTTCAGCTTCTCTCCACTTTTTAGTTAATTTAGATATTCTTT